CGGGATGGCATCCACAGATGCGGCCGCGTCCCAGTTTCCATTGTTATCCAGCTTCAGCACGCCGCCTGTGACCAGCGTATCGGTCTTGGTGCCGGCAAAGCCCACATCTTCCTGCACGCTGGTGACATTCGCGAAAGTCAGCGCCGTGGCCTGGATGGATTGAATGGATGCAACCGCGCCGTAATTGCCGCCGGCATCCACCGCGCGGATGAAGTAGGTGCCAGCGCGCAGCGGTACCGGCGCATAGGTTGCTTCACCATTCAGCGCCAGGCCAAGGCTGGTCGCACCTGCCCAGGTGGGGCTGGATGTGCTGGGTGTGTGGCGAATCTCAAACCGCCCGCCAATCCGCACATCCAATTCCGCGTGGCGATCCCAGCCGAGCCAAGCAAAGCCACCAATGGCCTGCAGGTTCAGGTTTGTGACTGCCACAGGCGGCTGCGCTGCCAGCCCGCCAACCGAAAACCGCAGATTGGCCCATTGGCCTTCCGCCGCCGCCGTGACGGCGCGCACCCGGAAATCATAGGTGCCATTGGCCAGGTCCAACACCTGCGCTGGCGAAGCCAGCACAGGCGGGGCGGATTGAAAGGATGTGGCGCCTTCCAGCGCGTATTGCACCTGGTATTCACGAATGAAGGGGTTTTCAGGTTCCAGAAAATCCAGCGCGACAGCGGTGCGCACGCCCGCGCCGTCCCGCGTGGCGTAAAGGCTTTCAGTGGCCGCCAAGCCCTTTGGCGCCGCGACATTCAAAGGGCTGATCAGCGTGGTATCGGAAACCTCCGGCGTATTTGCCGCCGCATCCCAGGTCCAGGCATAGGATGCCGCCTGTTCTTCCTGCATGATCAGGCTGATCAGGCCGCTTTCCGGGCTGAAGGACCAGGACATGATGCGAAAGGGTTTGGCCACCCAGCCCAGATCAGGAATGGTCAGTGCCACCACTTGCCAGACAGCCAGGTCAAGGCTGGCGTAGCGAAAGCTGCCCTTGAACATGATGGACTGCCGTGCCCGCAGCAGAAGCTGTTTTGCGATACGCTGGGCGCGCGTGGCATCCAGCACGAAGGGCAGATCAATTTCACGCCAGATTTCTTCGCCATCTTCCGTGATCAGCGCCGCCGATTGCTGAGGCGGAAATTCGGAAGATTGCCAAAAGCGGCCAGGGTCAATGAAGTTGCCGCGCACGGAATTGAACAGGTCCCGCCGCGGGGGCTTGGTGGTGACTTCGAAATCACCCGCCATGTCAGAAGGCGTCAGCGTGACGGCCGGCGCGTTATAGGCGCCGCCATAAATGCGATATTTGCCCGCCACATAAACCAGCGCGCCACCGCCAGGCGCCAGCATTTTTTCGATGATGTCCATCGGCGCTTCATCCAGCGTGAAGCTGCCATCCAGCGTGTAGCGGCTTTGTGTTTCCGTGCCGGCTTGGTTCAGGGGCACCGCTTCATCGGCAAGGTTGGCGGCGGCGATGAAGCTGGGCAGGTCAATTTCATCATCCGTCGCGGCCAAGCCATATTCGGACGTGAGATAATCTAGAATGCAAAGCGCCCAATTATTTGCATAAGCCGTGGTGCTGGTGCGCGGGTCCAGGATGGCGCTTTTGCCAGTGACCTCCGCGCTGATATTGGGAATGCCGTAGGGGAACAGATCGGCATTGAAGCGCATGCGAAGGTAGATGTAGGTGATGCCCGCCAGCTTATCGGCTGCGGTCCAGCCGTCTGGGCTATTGGCCACCAAATCCGCGTCGGCGCTGGTCTGCGTGCCAAGGTAGCGCTTGATATACACGTTATTAGCGAAGCGCCCGGCATTAACCAAGCCATTCCCGTCAATCTCTGAAGCCGCGATGCGCGTTTCACCAAGCCAGATCGCGTCGATGCTTTGGCAAGCGTGATCCGCAAGCGGGACCACCAGCAGAATCCATTCCTTCTGCCCGCCATACGAAGCGGCATAGATCAACGGGCCGGATACGCGGGCGCGGCCATAAACAATGCGGCGCGGTTCGGAACTGCCGCGCACCAGGCGCTTCGCGTCCTGGGCTTCTGCCGCTGTTCCGCCTGGCTGCTTGGGCTTACCCATGATGGCCTGAATGATTCGGCTGCCGGCATATACGATCCACCCGCCAGCCGCCGCGGCGACTAACGTGCCGGCTATACCCGCCATGGTTAGCCCCATACCGAGGGCGACAAAGCCCGCAGCGAGCGAAGCAGCCATGCCGCTCGTCACCACCGCGGCGATGATAACCGGAATCAGCATCGGCATGGCCTATACCCCCCAAGCCATGGTGGCGCGGCGCAGCGGCACGAAGGCCAAGCCGCGCGCGCCAGGGGCTGCAATATGCGGGCCGGTCACCACACCGCACATCAACTGGTTCTCAAGCCCAATCAGCGCCACATCGCCGCGCTGCGCGCCCGCCGGCGGCAATTCCGGGGCACCGAAGGCCGCCATCACGCGCGGCAGGAAGGCAGTGATGCCACCTTCCCCCATCAGCGCTTCAGCCTGTTCTTCATTCATGTAGCGGCCACGATAATCGGCCAGGAAATCCCGCCCCGTCATGGCCAGCACCGCATCCGCCGCCAGCACGCAGCAATCATTCACCGCCCAATCGAAAGGCATATCGCGCCGCGCTTCGATGAAGGCAGCCAGCCTTTCAGGCCAATCGGGCAAGCGGGCGGCGCGGATCATCCGGTGAAGCTCCGCGCTGGCCAGATGATTTCCTTTTCCGTGGTGGCGGACAGGAACCGGAAGCTGCCATCGGCGGGATCGCGACGGCGCTGTTCATCATCCGTGAAGCGCAGAATGCGCGGGCGGTCCCAATCCGCCAGCCTGTTTTCCAGCCGGCATGTCACGCTGGCTTGCGCGCCCAAGGCAATGTCAAGCTGGTCCATCCGGCCCCGGAACACCACCAAAGGCGTGCCGATCACCTGGAAGGTGGCAGGGTCTAGCTGCACTTCCCAAACCGTGCCCTTCCGGCCCTGATAGGCTTGGCCCAGCGCATAGGCCACCGCATCACGCGGCACGCCGGAAAGCTTCACCACCAGGCCATAGGCGCGAAGTTCCGCGCTTTCTTCCGCCACGCTGATGCTGCCAAGCTGCCCCACACCCGGGAAGGTGTTGCCGCCGATGGTGATGCTGTCATGCCCGCCATGGAAGCGCGCGAAGCCATCCGGGAAATCAAGTTCAACCGCCACCGTGCGGGCCACCTGTTCGGCGCTGGCGGCGGCTTGCTGCGCAACCGAAAGCCCGCGCGTCATATCAGCGCTTCCCGCATGGTGATGGTGACCTGGCCGAAGCTGGGCGGGCGGATATTCAGGCTGGGCGCCTCATCCTGTGGCAGCATAAAGGCGCCGATTGGCGCGGTGATTTCCACCGCAGCGCCATTATTGCCCGCGCGCCGGATGGGCGGGCTGATCGTCAGCGCTGCGATGCCGGAAGCATTGGCCGAGGCATCCGCCACCACTTGATGCAGGCGCTGCCTGCCGGCCGAATCCAGATAGGAAAGCCAATCGCCCGCGCGCATCACCTGCACGCTTGGCGTCCAGCCAGATGTTGAAAGCACTTCGCCGGATTGGCCGGCGCCATTGATCACGGGCACACCGCCCCCCGCAGCGCGACGCGGTGACCAGATGGGCCCATAGGTAAAACGCCCGGCCCGGCCACGCAGCCGCGCCAAAAAGGCGGATAGCTCGCGCCGATCATCCGGCGAAAGGGTCTGCCAGGTGACCGTGAATTCCCAGCGCGCACCCGGCATTTCAAGCGTCTGCATGGTGCCATCAAAGGGGCTTTCATGCGTTTGCGTCAGGCCGATCAGCTTTTCAGCAGCCTCCGAAGGGGCGCGGATGGTGGGGAAGGTCAGCACAGGCATCAGCGTCGGCCCATAATTTTCGCGGCATTGCCGCCACGGTTCACCGCGTCCAGCATTTCTGCCTGAGCCTGCTTTGTCGCGATGGTGATGGCCGCGCGGATTTTTTGGTCAACGGCCGGGTCTGCGCCGCGCGCATCAATGGTGATGGTTTGGTTGATCACCACGCCACCCTGCCCGCCGCCGCCAGCGCGCACGCCAAGCTTGCCATCGGCACCGCGCTGCAAGGGCATGATCGCTTCCGGCCCGGCTTCACCCATTACACCCATGCCGCGCGCCATTGGGAACATGGTGGGGGAGGATACAACACCGCCATTGGCGAAGGGGATCACGTTGCCGCCCCAGAAGGCGTTGCCATTGGCGGAATAAAGCGGCCCTGAAGCTGAAGCTGGCACACCAGGCGAAGAAGTTGGAACGCTGGGCGAACTGAAGCTACCCATAATGGACCGCATGCCGCCCGAAACCGCGCCAGAGATCGCATCGGCGGCAGGCCCCGTTACCGCTGTACGCAGGATGATGCGCGCAATGTCGCGTTCCAGCGATTGCAACACCTCAGAAAACCTTTTGCCGTCCAAAATCGCATCTTCAAAGGCGCTGGCGAAACTCATGCCCATCTGCACGCCCATGCGGTCCGTGCGTTGGGTTTGCTTTTCCGCGCGCTCCAATTCATTCGCAAAGCGTTCTGTGGCGCGGCTAAGTTCTTCCGTGGAAAGCGCGCGCACCCGCACGCCGTTGATTTCCACGCCCTGCTGCTCGGCCTCATTTAACCGATCTTGCAACGCGGCCAATTCTTCTAGCTGGCGCTGATAGCGTTCATACGCGGTTTCATTCGCGCGCAGCAGGGATTGCTGCTCGCGCAGGGTTTCCGCGAATGGGTCCCGGCCTGGGGCCGCCGCGCGCGGTGCCGCGCCGCCGCGCGGGGCGGTGACTGTGGTGGCAGGCAAGGCGCCTGCGGTGCCGCCGGCAGGGTTTAAGATGCGCTCCGCCTGCTGGCGCAGTTCCTGTTCACGCTGATTGAGCGCAGCCATTTCACGCTGCAATTCATCAAGGCGAATCCGCTCCTGAGCCAGCAGGCTTTCCGGCGTTTCGCCGGTTTGGCCCTGCGCCGTGCCCACCAGCCCCGAACGGATGGAACCGCGGCGGCCAGGCGAAATGCCCGTGCTGCCTTGCTGCAGTTGCTCAATACGGCTTTGCGCCGCGCCGATCTGCAAATCCAACTGCGCGCGCCGCTCAGCCGTGCTCAACCCAAAAATCAGGCGGTTCAACCCATCAATTACGGAGACAATGGCCGGCGCCACATTGGCAACCATGTTATTCGCAAAAGCGGAAAAGCTGGCGCTCAGCGCTGCTACCTTATCCGCAGCCTCATCGGCCTTGGCGATTAGTTCCGGGCTGGCGATGGTGCCAAAGCGGATCGCCTCAGCGGTCATGGCCACCAAGCCTTCGCGGCCTTGCGACAGCAATGGGATCAGCTTTTGACCAATACGGTCCCCAAACATGGAAGTGACCACCGCCGCGCGGTCGGCGGGATTTTCGAATTCACGCAGCCGCTCCGCAATATCCACGAGCACAGATTCAGTAGGGCGGGCCTGGCCTTCGGTATTTCGGAAAGCAATGCCCAACCGCGCGAAGGCTTGCTCCGCAGTCTGCTCACCCGCCGCCGCATCGGCAATCTTGCGCGTGAGCGCAGCCAGGCCGCGCTGCAATTCTTCACCGCTGATACCGGCCTGGGTGGAAGCAAGGCTTAACGCCTGCAGCGCATCCGTGGAAACGCCCACTTGGTCCGCCAATTCGCCAAGACCACCAACGGTATCAATGGCGTTCTTGGTGAAGGCCGCCAGCGCGCCAACCGAAATCCCCGCCAGCACCGGCCCAAGCAAAGAAAACGCCCGCTGCGCCACTTGCGCGCCCTGGGCCAGCTTGCCCATCTCGCGGTTGCCAGCTTCGCCAATCTCCCGCAGCCCCTGCTTGACTTCGACAGCACCATCCAAGGACGTGCGAATAGCAACCCTATGCTGAGCTTGCGCCATCGGTTGCCTCCTTCTCATTGCTGGCCTGCGCCATGCCGGTGCGGATCGCGACCAGCATCTGCGCTGCCGGCCAACCTGAAACACCGCCTTCGCGCATCAGCGCCAAGGCGGCAGAAATATCCAAAGAAAGCCCGTTCATATCGGCCTGGACGCAGCCCATGGCCGCATGCCAGGCGGTAAAACCTTCTGCCGATTCTGGCGAATTCGCTGCGTAAGGGCATTTGGCGCCGCAGCTTTTTTCAAGTGCGGCGCAGCCTTTACAATATGCGGGACCGGCGCCGAAGTGCCATTCAGCGCGGGCCCTTAGCCGTTTCCCTCAGCACTCACTACCTGGATGGGGCGCAGCGCCGCATCCCAAAAGGCGCTGGCCATGGCTTCAATATCCATCAGCCGTTCCGCCGCATCGCCGGTCAGGGGCAGCGGCGCATCATCTGGCCCCACCACACCTTCCCAGGCTTCAATGGCAAAGCGCGCCAAGGCCTTCGCCATCAGCACAAAGGCCAGGCCCCGGCTGATGTCGGGGTCCAATTCACCGCCGGCGGCTTCTGCCGCCTCCCGCCCCAGCCGCGCGGCGCGGTGCTGCGCGGCGGAAACAATGGCCGTGGTGACGGGCTTGATCCGCACCCGCACACCATGCGGCAGATCGGCCCAGAAGGGTTCAACCGGCAGGTCCAGTTTAAGCATAGACAGTGCCGGCCTGGTTGTTGCGCAGCACCACCGTCATGGCGCGGGTAGCCGTGGCATTAAAGGCTGCGCGGAAGTCAAACGTGGCTTCCACCCCAGCTGGGCCGGCGATTGGCGTTTTCGCCAGCGCCAGATACACCTCATGCACCGTGAAGGTCAGGCTGGTGTTTGCGTCAATCGTATAGGCAAAGGCAAAATCAGCGCCGGAACCATTATCCGCCTGCGTCAGCAGCGTGGTGCTTTCAAAGCGCGTGGTCACTTGGCCGGTAACCAGCGAAACGCCGGGATCAATACCTTCCAGCTTGCGATCCGCGCGAATGGTGCGGACCATTTCCATGTTGTTGTTGAAATTCAGCCGCGCGCCAGTCACCTGCGCCAGGGCCGAGCCACTGCGGCTGATGCTGCCCTGGTGTTTACTGAAGCGCGTATAGGCCGCGCTGGTCGGCGTGCCGGCGGCGGTTGTGCCCGCGCGGCTGCTGCCCTGCGCCATCAGGCCAATGGTGGCCTGGGCCGGGCCGGTAGGGCTGAAATCAATATCAAGGCTGCCAGCCCGGACGCCCGTGCAGATTTCGAAGGAAGGCACATCAGGATGCGCGATTTCGATAGCCTGGGATGGCAAGCTGGCCGCGCCGGAACCAAAAGTGTGGATGAAGTTCGGATTGGTGCCCGTGGTGGTCGGCGCGCCAAACAGCATGCGCAGCCAGTGACCAATATTGATCACATCAATCGGCACCACGGCATTACCCTGCACCGTCACGGTGTCCTGGAAGGGGGCGGCGGCGTCGCGGTTATTGCCTACCGCCAGCACGTCAGACTGGATCAGGGGCTGTTCCGCGCCCAGATCAATAGACATGAACGGCATGCGCAGCCAGTTGCCACTAGGCGCGGTGCCATACGTGACTTCTTTGATCATGTGAATGCGCCCGTTGGCGCCAATGGCACGCGGCATGGCAGTATCCTTTCGGTCAGGAAAGCGGCGTCGCAGCCGCGGTGAATTGCAGAGTTACGGAAAAGCGCGCGGCACGAAGCGCGGCGGCGCCTTCAAATTCAATGTCTTCCAGATCGGCGGTGCCGACCTCGGCAAATTCCACAGCACCGCCCAAGGTACGGTTGGCGGACACGCCAGCGGACAAAGCGACCAGCAAAGCATCAATCGCCGCGGCGCGGGCGGCGGCAGTATT